CATGTAAGTTGTTAGGCAACCATTTCAAAAACTCTTTGCTAAACAACTCTTCGTGTTCTTCCGCAAGCTCTAGTATGTCCATGACAGTCTCCTTTGGAGAGCGGGTTTCCCCGCTCCCGTTTACTTATTCAGCCCAGTCATCCAAGATATCAGCTACATCTTTTGGTGCAGCTTTCTTAGTGCGCTTGGTAGGCTCGGCTGTTTCTTCGACAGCTTCAGCCTGTACCTTGACTGCTTTCGCCGCAATCTTTTCATACGCAGGAGCATCTTCTTCTTTGGTCATCTCACCCATGGTGCGTACACCATCCATCTGCGCGGCAGTGGCGGCGATAGCGGCTCTAGCTTCAGAAGATTGACCTTTTGCTTGAGCCAATTCCAACTCCTCAGCTTCCAAAGGACGCACTGCCTTGAAAGTCAGGCGGGGCGTTGCGCTTGCAGTATCAAAACGCATCTCGGTGACAACGGCGGTTACTGGCAAACCATGACCTCCCAAGAACTTTGCGTATGACTGCAAGGGCATCTTCCCATTCTCAGCCGCACCAAAGATTGATTGCGCAGGGAGGGTCAGTTGATAAACGTCTCCTCGAATATCGTTCTCCAAGAGCACGGCAAGGCGCTGTGAAAAGCGGCATGCGCGGGACTCACCTTGACCTGAGCCTTTGATGTTTTGTTGGCATGAAGCGCACTTGCTTGCTTGGGGTTGCTCGGCTTTGATGTCGGGTGTAATCCCATCGTTTGACCAGCATGTGGGTGCCATGGCTTGGCCTTCTTGATATGTTCCTGCATAGAAAGTTCTTGATACGTTAGGGTTAGCCGCCGCAATAATGATGTTCATTGCGCGGTCTTCGTTTTGGGCGATCTCTTTGCCATCGACCATCATGCGGAATACGTTGCCTCGAATAGAGATGCGCTTACCGCCACTGCCCCCACTGCCGCCCATCAGGGCTTTGGTGGTTGCGTCAAGTTCAAGGTTCTTTAGGTGGGCAGGTAGTGTGTTGCCGCCTTTAGAAAATAAAGTCATTTCACTCATTTGGGTTCTCCAGTAGTTACGGTTTTAGCTTGCATTAGGGCATCAATGTCTGCGCGGTTGAAGCGCACCTTGGTGCCTATGCGGAAATGAGGGATTGCTCCCTCGCGGATCAAGTTATAGATAGTCTGTCGTGACATGCGCAACAGCTTAGCTACTTCTTGTACGGTCAGTGATGCTTCAAGATCCACTTGAGGTTCTCCTTATGGTTACACCATATTTACTGTCAGTGTTTAACCCTGTAGGCATGATGTCGGGGTTCTCCTCTAACAGTTGTTTCATGGTAGTTTGACTAATACGCCGTTCAAGCAGTTCGGGCATCTTGTGTTCCAAGATGAACTTGTGCATGGCTTCCCAGTCGCTTGTCCAGTAGCGTGTCTTCACAGAACGAATTACCGTACCGTGAGTGCTACCAAGACGGTCAACACCGATTTCCTTGCAGAGTTCCAATAATTTGGCTTCCACAAGTTCCATCTGTGATTTCACAGAGCCATCAGCTTCTTCGTAGTCACGTAGAAGTTCAGCCCTTTTGTCGCGCATCTTGATGTAAGCGGCGACGAGTTTATCAACCGATATTGTCTCGGTCATATCTCTCTCCTTTGTGTTTGTATCTGAATAGTATCTTAAAAATTAACAGTGTCAAGTCTTTTTATGTAAGTAGTTCTCCGTATAGGTCAATGATTCGGTTGTGGATGTCTACCTTGTTTTCCAGCATCTTGTACATACGGCGCTCTACCCCACTGCCTTGCAAGTGCACCACCACTGAGGGATTCTTTTGTCCCGCTCGGTGAACACGTGCATTGGCTTGGAGGTAAGTCTCGACTGACATCACTGGACTCCAGTAGACGATGGTGTTGGCGGCATGCAAAGTTACCCCGTGCGATGCCGCTTGTGGTTGGATGACCAGTACTTGTAAGTCATCCTTCGTTTGGAAACGCTCAAAAATTTCTGATCGTTTCGCCGCCGACACACCACCGTGGATGATGGCTGTCGAGTACCCATGTTTACGTAAATCCTCTGCAACCACTTCAATAGCATGTCTGTAGGGAACAAACACCAACACTTTGTGGCTAGATTCTTCGATTACTTCACGTAACACCGCAAGTCGATTGCTTGCATCAAAATGGATCACTTCACCGGTATCGGAATACACCGCACCACCGGATAGTTGTAGGAGTTTGTTTAAGTTAGCAGCGGCGTTTACTGTTGTGATCTCTTCACCAGCCGCTTGTACGATAAGACGTTTGCGCAGTAGCTCATAGTACTTCTCTTGTTGTGCAGTAAGCGGTACGTCTCGCGTTACATAGGTCATATCGGGTAAATCCAAACATTGATCTTTAGTAAAACGTATAGCGGGTTGTAGCGCCTTATGAACAATTTGCTCCGAATCTAACTTAGGCACCCACTTGAACTGCGTGATCTTGTGCATGACTTGATCGCGGAATCCACCATAAAAACGTGGAATCCCTTCGGGGTTTACCAACTTAGCAATACCGTAGGCATCCAATGGGGACTGTGATGCAGGTGTACCTGTCAACATCCACAGCCAAGTGTGCGGTTTTATCAAATTGTTCAACACCTTCCAACGTTTTGTAGATGGATTTTTATAGGCGTTAGCCTCGTCAATGACGATGAGGTCGAAACCGCCTTTCAATATGTCATTGGCAACAATTTCTACCCCGTCATAGTTGATGATGACGTACTCAGCATCACTTGCGATGATGTCTCTGCGCTTCTCGGGCTTGCCGTAAGCAACGTCCACCCTACGGTGCATAGCAAACTTAAACAAGTCATTACGCCACGCCGACTCCATGATGGATAGTGGACAAATAACCAGTACCCGCTTGATGGTGCCCTTTGATAGTAGGTAGTCTGATGCCCAAATGACCGACCCAGTTTTACCTGTGCCCTGCTCGTTAAAACAGAACGACCGGCGGTGCATCGTTAAAAAAGACGCTGTAACTTTTTGGTGTGCAAAAGGTTTATAGATTCCGGGCCACTTGTATGAAGCGTTGATAGGAGAAGGTACGTCCTTGATCTTGAGATTCTTCAAGACAATGGACTCTTCCAAATCCCAGTTCACCAAAACTTCAGCAACTTGCCCATCATCTGACAAAACTTTGCTCTTCGGAATCACTGTAGTGATCCTGTCGGGGTTGCGTACCTTGAGCAATAACGCACGGTTATCAATAATTTGCACTCTTCTCTCCAATGACAAACGTCCTGAACACGGTGTGCGTCAGGTTCTTTTTATAAGCCCCCCGTAACGTGGGGGTTCCGATTAGTTCCCTGCCGAAAGTGTGCAGTGCTAATTGGTACGGTTATAGGGTCAATCTCAAAAACCCCCGTCTGCTACCACTCATACCTAACCTCGCAGACTACTTAGAAACTTATTTTTTCTTGCGCTCTCTTGTGCTTACCTCAAACACCACCTTGTGGTTCGACCCGCGCTTAAATGATCTGTTTGCCGATGCGCTCTCAACACGCACCCCATTTTTATTAGTGCCGCCTTTGGACAATGCTTTCGTGTGGGCAACATCTTTACCTTCACGCATATCAGCCTTGCCATTGCCGTTGGCGTCTTTACCTTCTTTGTCCAGCTTACGCCGTGCACGTTGTCGCTCCATCCGCGCTTCGTGGGCACCCGCACGTTGCTTCTCTAATTCGTACTCTCGCTTGACGTTGCGGTCAGCGGGGTTCTTATAAGGCATGTCAATTCCTTCCGTTATGGCTACATTCTGATACAGGGCACCATGCTTTGCAAGTGAAGTTTTTCTTAGGGTTGAACACTCCAGTCGCATACGCTGTTTCTCGTGAAACAAGCATGCTGTCCAGCTTGGTAAAGATATCAAACTTGTTGTGGACAGGGAAATCTACAGGTATGAAGTCCTTGCAAACTACAAATAGTAGCCCCGCACGAACGAACTCAATATCAGGGTAATGGACAAATACACATGCCGCCATCAACGCCAGTTGTTTTGGGTCTGCGTAACGACTGCTCTTGCCCGTCTTGTAGTCAATGACTCGGGCTTCTTTCTTGTTACGGTCGATGATCAGCAAGTCGGCAATGCCTCTATACCAAACATCTTTGTCAAAGAATCCACAAGGTGCGAACTTACCGTCCACCTTCTTGATACCCATTTTCAACTCACAAATTTTTTCACCATCAATCTTCATCAGCTTTTCAAGCATGGGTTCCATGTACTTGTACTGCTCAGGGATCGGTGTGCCATCCCGCACGTACTCTTCGGCGGCGGTGTGTACCGCAGTGCCATACATCATCGCTTCACTCTCAGGCTCTTTGATATCTTTTGCCACTCGTAAGTGGTAATACTTCTTAGGGCACTGATCAAACAACGTGATGCTTGAGTAGCTCCATGCGGGTGCTTTAGTCATTCTTCTCCTTAGACCATGGTGAGTAGGGCATCAAGCCGAATGGGGGCGCTCTTCTGTTGATCATTGAGATTACCATTCAGTTTTGGCTTGAGAACGTGGATGTATAGAGATTCAAGTTTATCTAACACCTCCGCATCGCACGGTACAAAAGCATAGTGATCAAACGTTTTATCTTGATGTTGTGCAATGCGGGAGTAGATGTGTACGGATTGACCCACATAAACCACTTCACCGCCCTGCACTAAAAAATAAACGCCCGTTGCTTTTTCCCAAGGTAACGCATGTTTAACAATCTCTTCAGCACTCAGCAAACTTTTATTGGTCAAAGCCCCTGAAATTTGACTCATCTTGTAGCTAAAGTTTAGGTACTCTATCTTCCCCTCTAGCGCACGAATCTCCTCGTACAAATCAGCGCGGTAATACCTTGCCTCTCGCTCTTCTGCTTCTCGTTTTTCCTTGTTGGCTTTGCGTGTAGCGTGTGCTTTTTTGGCAATAGCTTTACGTTCTTCAGGAGTTTTAAGTTGCATCGGGGTCATGCTTATTCATCCCAATCATCTTGAGGCCATACCAGCACAGGTGTGCCGATACCTAAGTAGCCGCCTTCGATGTTGTACTCGATGAACTCACGGGCTTCTTCAAAGCTCAGACCATCACGCATCAAGATTTCTCTGATTGATTCCGCATCGTAGACTAAGACGTTGACTCGTTGTTGGTCACGCCAAATCATTGCAGGGCCAATGATTGCTTCATCGTAGTTGTCGTACTTAATCATTTTTCATGTCCCTCACAAACCTTGCAAACGATACGGCAGTTTCACCGAATGCGATGGTCAGCCTATCAAACTCTTGAGCAACTTCTTCTAACGTATCGTTGCGTTTATCTTCAAGCTGTTGTAATGTATCCACCAACACTTTACGTACAGCTTGGTAGTCTTCATCAATCATCATAATTTTTTCTCCTTTGGTTTCTTCCATTTGTTACCCTCACTCCATAAAAATCTTTAAGCAAACATAAACACACAACACTAAAGTCACGCCGCCCAATAACAGTAGTAAAAAGATTTCAAGCATTGGTTTCCCTCGCTTTCAGCATTGCATTTGCCATTTCATAGGCACTAAACGCAGTGAACTCCGATGGGCTTTGTTTTGAGTCATCAAGGTTTTCTCTCCAATCAGCACATCCAAGCAATGCTTGCATAGCCTTAGCCGCAAAGTAATCACGCAGGGTCATGCCTTCAAAAGGCTTGCCCCATCCATTAAAACCTTCGTTTGGAAATGCTGGTTCATTCATGTGTTCTTCTCCTTGAGTTTGGCTTCGATCTCTCTGATGCACTGCATCTGATATGGCGACAGGTCACCGTCCCAGCACTCTTCAATTTCTTTGTCTGTCAGACGAATCCATGCGTTCTTACTCCTTAACTTGGCTTCTATGGCTTTTGCAAAAGCACAAACATGACCGCCGTAAATGATCCTCCATTCATCACACAGTGGTTTTAATTCCTCATCTGTCAGCCCCGCCCATTCACTTTTTGGTGAGTCGTCAAGTTTTTGCACCAGCAATTTGCTCTGTGATTTAGAAAGCGGCCCTTCATAAGCTGGCATTCCATCGCAAAATGCCACAGGCTTGACCTGATTTGTTTCTGATTGCATAGCCAGCACATCGTGGATTTGTCTAAGCAATCCGCAGATTTCGTCTTTAGTCATGCTTCTCCCCTTGCGCGGATAGCATCAAGATTGTCAATACAAGCTGCCCATGCTGATTTTGCCGTTGGGTTTTGTTCAAGCATGGCATACACATCAGCGTGTTCCTTGCAAATTTCAGCACACGCCTCACGCTCTTTCTCAATAGCCATTTCCACCATCTTTCGTAATTCACCGTCGCAATGAAACACGGGTTTAAACGCTACTAAGTTCACCTCTGCTCTGTGAAACAAATCAATGTATTCATCTTGTGTCATGTGTCCTCCTTAACGGGCCATTGCGTCCAAATGATTGGGTCGCCCTTCTCATCGGGGTTAAATTTGATCCTCATCAAAAACTCATCTATGGATACTTGAACAGGCTCCGGCTTCTTCACAGCCACCCATCTTGTGCGGGTACGCTGGATGCGTTCTATCTCTTCAAATGCTTCGTCTTCAGGTGTTTTCATTTACTCTCTCCTTTTCTGTTGTTAACAATCTCCATAACTATCTCCAATTCCTGCTTCGCAATTCAAGGGAATGCCTTGTGCCCATGACGGTACAAACCGCATGCACTCCATCACATACGCCATGGCTTCTTCAGCTTCTTGTTTTGGTGCGACACACGCCACAGCATCATGAACAGTGAGTACAACACGGTATCTCTTACTGATCTTGATTAGCTGTTCGCCAATGATGCA